CATCTTTTCACGGACTTCACCGCGTCCAAGGATGGAAAAGGCGTTTGCCATCAGTACGGCAGCACGTTCTGCACTCTGTCCCTTGCCGGTCATATAGGCAAAGGTTCCTGCCACTTCCTTATAGGCGATACCCAAATTGCTGGCACCGGCAATAAGGTTGGGCATATACCGGGCAAAGTCACCGAATTCACCGGCACCCACACGTTTGGCAGCGAAGAATGTATCCAGCACTTCCATTGCCGTGGTGTTCTCCTTGCCGACAATGGAAAGGGTCTGCGCCAAGGCTGAAGATACGGTTTCCATTTCCGTGAATCCTGCCTTGCTTCCCTTCAGGGAGGCATCAAGGATGGAAAGGGACAGCTCCACGTCATCAAGCTGCGAGTTGATTTGTTCAAAGCCTTTCGGGGCAAGAAGGATGTCCGTCTTGTTTTCCCTGGCAATGTCCATCAGTCTCTGCTTCAGATCTGAAAGTCCCTTTTCGTCCAGTTGTGCGGTAATGTTCACCTGTGCCATACCTTCATCCAGGTTCATTGCCTGGCTACCGGCAAAACCAATGGCAGCCATTCCCGTAACTAACGGATTCTTCAGAAGTCCGGCACCCGGTATCGAATCGAACGCTTCCGATGCCCATTTCTTGAACTTGCCGCCGCTTGCGGCTGTTTCAAGGGATTCCAGTTCATCCGTCAGTCTGGCAATTTCCCTGTTGTATTCACGTATGGCAGCGATGTTGTCAGCGGGTATCCATTCCCTTTCTGCCTGCAACGCATCAATCTTCATCTTCAGGGCTCCGATGCTTCTGCCCGTATCACGCATGACGGAGTCGGCGGCGGCCATCTTGTCACGGACACCCGAAATGGCGGCTGCCGTCTTGTCGGAAGTCGCCGAGATGCCTTTCAGTTTGGCGGATATCCTGTCCTGCAGGCTGAATATGTATTCTATCTTGTTCGACATAAGCTGCTAATGAAATCTGACTTTACCCATTCTGCCATCGAAACCTGGAGCCCCCATTCCTCATCGGAAAGGCTTCCGGGATCGATATGCAGATAAGCCCGGATAAGGGTGTCGGCCAAGAACATCCATCCGGGCTTGTCTGCTATGTTTGTCCGGCTTACAATTTTTTTAGCTCGGCCTCCTTGACTTCAATCAGGTCCGCCAACTTAGCCGAAACACCGAGGAACAACGCGTCGTCCGTCTTGATTTCCTCATCCCCGCCAAGCCAGCAGTTGCTGAGCAGGACTTCATTGTATTTCATCGGGTCAGACTTGCCGACCACGGCTGCGGCTCCCAGGACCCTGCGGTCAGGCTTCTTCAGATAGGCCTTCTTCCCGTCCACTTCAACAAGGAACACGTCACCGTGCTTCTGTTTCCAGGCATTGATCTGTTCCTGGGTAATTTCCGTTTTCTGTCTGTTCTGTTCCATATCCTTCTTCATTGGGTTAAATTACGTTATATTCCACGTCACATGCAATGAAAGGCAATGCATGTTCCGAATAGAGGTCATCTACCTTGATGGAGTTCGGGGCTTCAGTTATGGAAGCGTTCACCACCTTGTCTGTCTGTACGACCCCGCCTTCTGGAATATAGGACACGATGATGTCGAATTCCAGGTCGGTAATGTCGTCATATCCCTTTGCCTTGGCTGCGGCCTGCATGGCTATGAGCTCGGACTGGAGAACGGTTATCGTTCCCTCATATTCCTTTTTGCCCAACTGGATGCCGCGCGCTTTCTTGCCTGTGGCATAAAGGGCTTCCTTCTGTCGCTTGGACTTGTATTCGATACCGCGGAGACCGGTAACCGGTTTCCCGAGCATGACGACGTTCACGTCAATCCATGCATACTCTTTTGAATTGAACTTTCCCATTATTCATTCGTGTTATAAGGATTATCAAAAGACAAGTCAACATTGATGTCCTTCAGCAAGGCTGTCGGGACAATCTTGGCCTGTACCTGTAACTTGCCGGTAGCAATAAGGTTTTGGTCCGCATCGATGAAGGCGGTAAACCCGGAAATCTCACCGTCCATGTTCGTGTTGACGGCACGGACAAGAAGCTGCTCGTAATACTTGCACATCGGTTGGGGAATCTTGCCCGTCTCGGGATCAATCTCGACACTTTCAAGAATCTCATCGATATAGGTCTTGTAACAGATGACGACTGCCTTCTGGATGACACGGATCAGGCATAGGCGATGATAATCATCCGTAGTGGCTATGGCTGTTGCATCATCATTCAGGTAATATCCGTTCTTTCCGATGTAGGTACGGTAGAAGATGTATCCTGCATCATGCAACGCATTCCAGAGGCTGTAGCTTTCTTCCGGACTCTTGCCGTTGGTCAGATAGCCGGCGGATGCGATGCTTCCGTCCTTTACGCGACCGATAGAGATGTTGACAGCACAAGTGGCGGCACGTCCCAGAACCTGCCCAATAGCAGCGGAATACAGCTTGCTTTCACCGAACTTCCCGTCGGAAGCCAATACCACGCCAACGCAATTCTGTGAACCCTCGCGAGGCTGGTAGATGTTCTCCGTTGAACCGCTCCAGGCAATAGCCGGGACAAACACGACAAACGGGGCTATGCGTTCCATATAGGACTCGGCAACCTGCTGTGCCGCACCTATGGCAGTGACCACGTCCTCATCAATGCATTTCTGGATGGTAGGCGAATAGTCCGCAGGAGGGTTTCTGTTGATACCCACCAGGCGGATACGTCCGGCAGCAGAATCAATCAGCTTCTTGAGAGGCGAACCGGCTTCGGAAGAACACATGGCGGTCAAGGTAGTGGCTTCGGAAACTACAAGAAGATGGAGTTCTGCACCGTCACCGGCTGTCGCATAGTAGGCATTGACATCCTTATACACAAGAGGGTTGTTCTCCTTGGTGACACCGAGCTTCTTCAGGTCACTGGAAGAAGAAAGGACATACACCTTGTTGAGGACAAGGGTCTCACCGACCTCGTTTCCTGTAAGGATGAGGCCTGAAATGCCGTCATCGGAAAGAGTGACGACACCGATGTTCCCGTTTCCTAATTTGATGTTCACATTTGGCAAACTCATATTTCAATGGATTAATAAGTTGTTAACTCACCGTACCCGACCCTCTTCTGGTGGGCTACGGCCTTTTTATATTCACGTTCCAGGAAGACCAGTCCGTCACCGGTCACATGGAACTTCCTGTTGTCAGGATACGATTTCCTGTATTGTACCAGGAATGAAGGTTCAGGAATGTTCTCCTGCACGGTATCCTGCTGTTTGTTCTTATCCTGTTTTACTGACATTACAGTTCTATTTCAATAGTTTCAATAAGGCTTTCAATAGCCGGGGAACCACCAGTAGCAGGATTGCGACGCCAAGGAATTTCCCCAGCCTAATCCAGAATTCCTGCCACCAGGTCAGCCTGTTCACGTAGACGGGCACTTCCTTCGGCACATATATGAGCGAATCCTTCGACGGCAGATAGACTGTATCGGGATGTACCACGGTCTGATAGTCAAGTTTCCCGTCGTCGAATGTCAGGTTGCTGCTGACATCACGGCTCTTCAGTTCATTGAAGGCCTTCATTATTACCCGGTTGTTGCTGTCGCATTCAAACAGGGCGGTCAGCAGTGCCGAGTCCGGGGGAAGATAGACTGGAACAAGCCTTTCCCTTACCATATTATCTGGTAGGTTCACGGGCGCGTCCTTCAAATGCCTCTGCGCGACGCAGCTCGTTACGCACGGGACAAGCGTCAGCATAGTCAGCATAAGGGCAACTGTTGGCCTTTTCAACGGCCCGGCGAAGCAGGGCCAGTTCTTTCCGTATCTCATGAATCTCCTTCTTTAATGGCTCGACCACCTCTTCCATCAGAATGGCCATTGCCTTTTTCACATTCTCCAGCTCATCGCCACGTGTGTCCGCCTTTGTGGCTTTCACCTGCGCCCGGAGTTGCTCGACTTCCGCGTCGTACTTCCGACGCAGCAGAAAAGCCGTAAGCCACGCGCTGAGCGGTGCGGTCGTTATGGCAGTAATCCAAGGAAGCAATTCAGACAATTCCATTCTGATTTCACAGGTTTTATTTGTTCAGCAAATCCCAACCGCCGAGGACGTCCGCCATAACGGCGGGAATCCCGTTCTCAACCAGACTGATTGCTGCCGCGAAGCTGCACATGGTCGTGCGGTCGTTCACATCAGGTACATACGTCGTGGGTACTTGCATCTCACGGCAGACAGTCCGGATATAGGCGGTCGTGTCATTTTCTGTTCTTGGTGCCCAACGGTTGATGAAGTCCGCCATCGTGCGACAACCGTGAAGCTTCCTGTAGTTCTGCAGCAGCTTGATCAACGCACGGTATCCGTGTTTTATATCCTTGAATTCCTCGAAACTCCGGTCCTTCTTGGCCGATGCGGGTACTTCACCTTTCCAGTCGGCAGCATCCGAGTTACGGATGTTGCCGGGGTTGTTGTTCCTTATTCCGCGGGGTATCATTCAGCAGCCTTGTAGTCCGACATGATGGCACCCATAGCATCCTTCTTCTTCGGCAATACGATGAAGTAGTGGCGGAAGTTCACAAGACTACGCTGGTTGATCGGGTCAGTCTTGGCTTCGCTGTAATACATCGTGGTGGAACCGGTCGCCTTGAAGCATCGTTTCGTATAGAATGCGACGGATGCCTGGAACTCGTTCGCACCTGCAGCGGTACCGTATTTTACCTTGCTTCCGGCCGCTGAATATACAGGGTTGTCGCAGTATTCATAGACTTCAAAACCGTAGAGGTTGGAAATCTTGCCGGTAGTATAGTTATAATACTGTTCCTTGAACTTCTGGTCACAGAGCAGAAGGTCATTCACGTGGTCGGAGCTCAACACCAGGCGTCGGCCCTGGACAGGAACCTTCATCTTGTCAAATGCAGCCTTGAGGGCGATGACATCCGCAATCGTCATTCGGCGACGGCCTGAAGTACCGTCCACATACTCACCTGTAGTTTTCAATACGGGCGTCTTGGATGTATGGCTGTCCGGTGCAAGGGCGTGGATGGACTTGGCATATTTCTTTTCCTTGATAGCCTCCCCGTGGCGTTCCTTGAGACTTGCCATCTTGTCATAGGAAGAGGCATACAGTTCGTCATCGGTCACGGGTGTCGCCTTTGTCTGGAACTTGTCAAGGCTGAATACGGCATCATTGTCGGTGATTTCCTGAATGGCGATTGGATAGGTCGTGTTGTTCACGAGCACGTCCGGGTCACCGCCGACATCAATCATATGTATGACATCCTTGTCTGCATACTGGCTATAGTCGGGAATGCCGTCAAGGAAGGTCGCTTCATCACCGGCACGCAAGGTCTTGATAAGCTCACCGGTCCAGACTTCGGTAAGCACACCTTCACACAAGGCTCCACCGGACGGCATGAAAGGACCGGCAAGAACCGAAACTCCTACAGCCGTAGCTGCACCGGCGACTGCGGGAACGCCCAAAACGAGGGCGAACATCAGACCGGCCATTGCATTGAAAAGCAAGGCGGTCATGGCTTTGATTCCAATTTTCATTTCTGTTTCTTGTTTAACGGGTTAATAATCGGGACAGTCAACACCGTATTCCGCCTTGTAGAGGCTCTTGTAAGTGTTCTTGTCGTTCTTTCTCAATTCCAGGAGCTTGTCCGAAGGTACATCGGAAAGCTTCTTGTACTCCAACGTGGCGGACGGAGCGTTTGCCGGACGGATCAGTTCGGTAGGCTTGACAACGGGAGTCATCGCCTCGAAGGTCAGCTTCAGGCTTTCAAGACCGGCAGTCTTGCCGAGATTGATGAAATGCTCCTTCTTCTCGGCCGTGATACGGCGTTCGTCGATGGCTTTCTGTACCGTTTCGGTAATGGATGCGAGTACCAGATTGTCCTTCTCCTTCTTCAGCTGCTCGTTCTCGGTCTTGCAACTGAGCAGCATTCCGATGGCGGAAAGTATTTCCGCCTGTGTTGCCGTTTCCGGCAAACCCAGCTTCAGGGCGATAGCTTTCAAATCGTTCATTTCACTGTTCATTTTTGGTTTATTAAGAAGCGGCAGGGAGGCACAATCCTCGAAAGCCGCAAGTTTCAGTTCCTTCCCTTCATGGCTCAGTACGATAGCGTCGTCATTACCGCCTATATCCACGATGCTGACTTCAACAAGCTTGCTTTTCGTCACGGTCGGCCGGTATTGTCCCGGCAACAAGTCCTTTCCTTCCTCGCTGAGGGCGAGGATATCAAAATTGGCACTGACCATCTTCAACGTTCCTGCATCCCATTGTTTCTTGTACAGCTTGGATTCCTCGCTGACTTCATCGAACCAAGGTTCACCGACGATGTCATCACCGTCCACACGGACATCCTTCATCAGACCGATGACAAGGCCACGCTTGTGCATATACAGGAGTACGGGGTTACGCTTGTACTGTTCCAGATCGACGCCCGATGTCAGTACACGGGTGCCGTAGCAGTTAAGGCTGCTGTTGCTGATTCTAACTTTCTTCGACATTTCAAACAAATCATTTTGTCGCAAACTTAGGTGAAGAAAAACGCCCCTGCAAGAAAGTGTGTAACGGTTGCACACATCATTGAAAGGGTTTCGGCATTCTGTGTAAGGGATTCACGTTTTGTTGCAGACGCGGCCGCTTCTTTACAATTTTGCGGAAAAGTAAAACTATGGGAATATCAAAGAAGGAACAGGAAAAGAACAAGGAACTGGCACGCCTTTACTATCTGCAGGGCGACACACAGAAGCTTGTGGCGGAAAAGGTAGGTGTCAGCCGGGTGACAATCAACAAATGGGTGAATGACGGTAACTGGGATGCGATACGTACCGCAAAATCCATAACCAGGAAAGAACTCGTTGCCAAGATAATGAAAAAGGCAGACGAGAAACTGGAAAGCGGGGAAATGAATGCGGACGAGATGTCGAAACTGGCTGCGACTATCGAGAAGATAGACAAAGGGACAAACGTGACTACCATCATCGAGGTGCTCACGTCATACAACAACTGGCTGGTTGCACGCATGCAGATTGACAAGGAACTT